GGTCCAATGAATGTGGCTGAAGCAGCCAATGCACTTGCAGGATTACTGCCCGATGAGGGACAACAGGAAGACGGCGAGGCGCAGTTGCCCGAAGAGGGCGCGGCGGTAGAAGAAGAGTTATCAGCAGATGCAGACGCGGCTGATGATGAAACAGATACCGAACAATCCGAGTTAGATGAAGACACCGAGGAGCAAGAACAGCCACAAGTCTTCTCCGTCAAAGTTGACGGAAAAGAAGTCGAAGTGACGCTGGACGAACTTCAAAAGGGATATTCAAGGACTCAGGATTACACACGCAAAACGCAGCAAATCGCCGAGGTGCGAAAGCAAACCGAAGCTGAGTTGCAGGCAGTGCGTGCCGAGCGTGAGCAATACGCTCAGTTATTGAGTGCGTTGGAGGCACAGGTTCAACAAGTGGCGCAGCCAAACATTGACTGGGATCGTCTTTATCAGGAAGACCCCATCGAATGGGTACGGCAGCGCGAGGTGATGCGCGAAAACCAAGAGAAGTCGGCGGCTATTCAAAGTGAACAGCAACGACTGGCTCAGTTATCGCAGCAAGAGCAAGCACAGTTCATGCAGCAGAGATTGCAGCAGGAACAAGAGGCTTTATTGGCGGCCATCCCTGATTGGAAAGACGCTAAGAAAGCTCAAGCTGAAAAGGCTTTGCTTGTTGAGTTCGGTCAAAAGATCGGATTCACACCAGACGAGTTGAAGAGTGTGGTGGATCACAGGGCGGTCTTGATGCTGCGTAAGGCAGCACTCTACGACCAGATGATGTCCAAGAGGGGCAACATCAAACCAGTGACCAACAACGGCCCTCGGCCTGCCAAGCCTGGTGCAGCAGGAAGAGTCTCAAATACGACTGAAGCAGTTCGCGCACAACAGCGCGTCGCGAAAACTGGCCGTGTCGATGATGCGGCCAATGCAATCTTCCAACTTTTGAAATAAGGAAAAATCATGGCTATCGTAACGAACACATTTACAACCTATAGTGCTAAAGGCATTCGGGAAGATCTTTCAAATGTAATAACTAATATTGCACCGGAAGAAACGCCATTTTCTTCAAACATTGGTCGTGAAAACATCACCAACACTTTGTTTGAATGGCAGACAGACACATTGGACTCTGCTGCCGCCAATGCACAGCTTGAGGGTGATGATGTAACTTTTAACTCAGTGACAGCTACTGTTCGCTTGACCAACTACGCTCAGATTTCACGCAAGACTATTGTCTTGTCAAATACTGAAGAAGTAGTAAATAAAGCAGGCAGACGCTCAGAATTAGCATACCAAATAGCTAAGCGCGGAAGCGAGCTAAAGCGAGACCAAGAATTTGTGATGTTGAACGGCGGCATTGCTGTTGCCGGTAACACCACCACAGCTCGCGTGACTGCCTCTTTGGGTGCTTTCATCAAGACCAACGTGGACTATGACACCACCAACGGCGTTAATCCTAGCTACACCACCTTGCCTAACTCAGCTCGCACTGACGGCACTGTGCGTACTTTCACTGAAACCATTCTCAAGAATGTGATTCAAAAAGTATGGACACAAGGCGGCACACCTAAGATTTTGATGGTTGGCCCAGTCAACAAGCAGCGCGTGTCAGGTTTCTCTGGCATCGCATCAGCTCGCTACAACATCAACGGCGGTGATCGTCCTGCAACCATCATCGGGGCCGCGGACATTTACGTCAGCGATTTCGGCCAAGTTTCCGTAATTCCCAATCGTTTTCAACGCGAGCGTGACGCTTGGGTGATCGATCCTGAGTACGCAAAAATGACTGTCCTGCGTCCTTACCAACAAGTTGAGTTGGCGAAGACCGGCGACGCCGAAAAACGCATGCTCCTCGTCGAATGGGGATTTAAGACATTGGCAGAAAATGCTCATGGTCTGGCAGCAGACTTGGTAACTTCTTAAACGAAGCAAAGGAAGAGGGGGGAGCAATCCCCCCTTTTTTTACATGGAAAAAAGAATATTCAGCGAAGATAAAGACCAAGGCATCACACGCTACTGGCACTACAACCCTGAGACTGATGAGGCAACGATTCAGACCCAGCAGGATGTAACTGACATCATTGAAGAGAACAAGCAAGAGTTCAACATGGTGGATGAACGTGCTGACTGGAAAGGTGAGTTTCACCGCGTTGCAAGCATTCCTATGTCTATCTACTCACAGCTCAAAGCAGATGGCAAGTTGGATGATCAGGAATATATGAAACGTTGGCTGAATGATCCAGAGAACAGATTTTTTCGTGTACGACCAGGACAAGTATGAAATACATCGCAGTATGCACACCAGCGCGTGACATGGTCCACACCATGTTTACCTATGATCTTGTCAACATGGTGGCTAACCACACATTGAACACTAATGATGCCATCAGCTTGAAAATATCGCAGGGTACGCTTATCGCCAATCAGCGAGCTGAATTGTGCCTAGATGCAATGCGTGAGAAATGCACTCATGTGCTTTTCATTGATTCAGATATGCGGTTTCCACATGACATGATTGAGCGTTTGCTGCAACATGACTTGGACATTGTGGCGACAAACTGCGCTCGCAGACGTATGCCCACAGGACCCACCGCACAGATTTACAAAGAGAATGGCGAGCGTGAGCTGGTTTATACGATGCCCGAAACGACTGGCCTGCAAGAGGTTGGCTCAGTTGGTATGGGCGTGATGCTGATCAAGGCCAATGTCTTTGCGGCTTTGTCGGAGCCTTGGTTTGAGACTCCATGGCGGCATGACAAACGTGGCTACATTGGAGAGGATGTTTTCTTCTGTAAGAAAGCTAGAGATGCAGGCTTTAAGATATGGATTGATCACGATGTGAGCAAGGAAATAGGCCACATTGGGATGTTTGAATTCAAGCATGACCATACTTGGGTGATGCGTGAAATCCAAGAAACTGAAAAGGTTACCTGATGGCACTCACGACTTATGCGGAGCTGAAGACCTCGGTTGGCGACTGGCTCAACCGCACTGATTTGGCGACTGCCATTTCAGACTTTGTCAGCTTGGCAGAGGCTCAGATTGAGCGCCAGTTGCGTACACGCCAAATGATTGTGCGTGCCAATGCAACATTTGCGGCGGCTGCTGAGTACGGCACAGTGCCTGATGACTTCTTGGAAGTCAAAGCCATCAAGATCAATACCAATCCAGTCACAAACCTCACATTCCAAACCATTGACGCAATGGACTCTCTGTCGAATACGACATATTTGTCCAGTGGCAAGCCTTTGTACTTCAGCGTGGTTGGAGGTCAATTCAGACTGTTGCCAATTCCTGATGGTGAGTACACCGCCGAGCTGGTCTATTACGCAAAGTTGTCTAAGTTATCAGATACAAACACCACCAACTGGCTGCTGACTCAAGCGCCTGATGTGTATTTGTATGGTTCACTTTTACAGGCTGCGCCATACCTACAAGACGATGCGAGAATCTCTGTATGGTCATCGCTGTATCAGGCAGGACTGGATCAATTGCAGATTGCAGATGATCGGGGTTCTACATCAGGCGGCGCGATTTTGGCAAGGGCAAGGACATTTGGATGATAGTTAACACCACCAAAGGCGAGATGGATGACTCATTGCTTGAGAAGCGTGAGGGTTCATTGGAGAACGATACCGAGACAACGAGCTGGGTAGAGTATTGGCTTGCTGGTGAGATGGTTCATCGATCTGTCCACATGGCGCTCAAGCGTGGCGTTTTTGCTGATGGCATCAGCCAACAAATTTAAGGAATAAATCGTGGCAAATACTCAAGCAATGTGTACCAGTTTCAAGGGTGAGCTGCTTGTCGGCCACCATAACTTTGGCACTGGCGTAGTACGCGCATCCACCACAGCAGACACTTTTAAGGCGGCCTTGTACTTGGCCTCTGCCACTGTCAATGCGACCACTACAGCCTACAGCTCCACAGGCGAGGTGACAGGCACAGGCTACACCGCAGGCGGCGTTACAGTGACATTTGGCACTGCTCCAAGCACCAGTGGCACTACAGCGTTTGTGACACCAAGCGCCAGCATTAGCTACTCTGCTGTCACCCTATCTACAGCCTTTGACGCAGTCCTGATCTACAACTCGACCCAGTCAAACAAGGCAGTCAGCGTCCACACATTTGGCAGTCAGACAGTGACTGCTGGGACATTTACGCTGACCATGCCGACCAATGATGCAAGCACTGGCCTGATCAGGCTGGCTTAACCAAGGGGCAGCGGCATGGCTGCTTATGGAACAGGCTATTACGGCCTTGGCGTCTACGGCATAGGTAATGTCGTTATCAGTGGCAACCAGGCGACTGGTGCTGTTGGCACACTACTTACTGACATATCAGTCCAAGAGAATGGGAACATTGCCACAGGCAATGTCGGCACTGTTGGATTAACCATATCTATTGCCATCACAGGCAATGCGGCTACTGGCGCTGTTGGATCAGTTTTAGCAGAGTCAATCAATGCGGTTACAGGTAATGCGTCAACCTTGGCGGTTGGCAACGTCACTCAGTCTGTTGCAATTGACTTAGTTGGTAATTCTGCGACTGGTGCGGTTGGATCGGTTGGCGTCACCAGCACCACATCTATCAGTGGAAATGCAGCCACTGGTGCTGTTGGCACGATGTTGGCCGAGGTTATATCGTTCCAAGACATCACAGGCGTTGCTGGAGCTGGCGCTGTTGAGACAATCCCAATCGTTATTGAGGTTGCAATAACAGGCGTGGAGTCTGTTTGCTCAATTCAGAAGATGACTAGGTTGGGATGGGGTGCATATCCCGATAATCAGGAAACTTGGTCAAAGCAGTCAGATACGGCAGAGACATGGACATCCATATCGCCAACGACAAATGGTTGGGGCGCAGTTTCAGACACATCAGAAAGTTGGACTGATTTGTCGGACAATTCAATCACTTGGCAAGAGGCCGCGTAGGTTGCAAATGAAGAAAACTGAATTATTGACTCAGCAGCGATTAAAAGAAGTGTTGAACTATGACGCTGAGTCTGGTGTTTTTACATGGGCAGTAACTAGAACAAAGGCAGTCAAGGGGAGAGTTGCGGGCAATGTGGATAGTCACGGCTATTGGATTATTGGCATAGATGGAGTTAGACATAACGCTCACAGACTTGCTTGGCTATATGTTCATGGCTTTTACCCAAAAGAGGTTGATCATCAAAACCATATGCGAGCCGATAATAGACTTGTTAACCTTAGAGCAACTGACAGAATAGGAAATGGCAAAAACATTTCAAAACCAATTGATAATACATCTGGTGTTGTCGGGGTTTCTTGGACCAAGAGATTAGGCAATCGAAATGACAAATGGGAAGTTAGAGTTTGTGGAAAATTTCTAGGATATTTTGACGACTTCTTTGAGGCTGTTTGCAAACGAAAATCAGCAGAATTGCAATTTAACTTTCATCCTAATCACGGAATTTAACGGAGATTTAACATGGCAGATTCCACGACTACAAACCTATTGCTTACAAAGCCCGAAGTAGGGGCAAGTACCGACACATGGGGTACGAAGATCAATACCGACTTAGACAGCGTTGACGCTGTCTTTGCGGCTGCTGGTACTGGTACATCAGTTGGCTTGAACATTGGATCGGGAAAGAAACTTGTAGTCGCTGGCACGCAAACACTTGCAGGCGAAAACATGACTCCTTATACAGGCTTCAAAAACCGCATCATCAATGGTGCAATGGGCGTAAGCCAAAGATATGCGACTGCTAGTACGAGCCTAACTACAAGTTTGGCATACTACATTGACCGATTCACCATGATAAAAGGAACGGCAGGGGCTACAGCAACAGTTGCACAATCTTCTACTGCGCCAACAGGATTTGCAAATAGTATGTTGATTACTGTTGGTACGGGAGCATCGACCGGAGCCGCTGACTTAAATTATGCGGCTCAATTGCTTGAAGGAAATAATGTTTTTGATTTATCCTTTGGTACAGCTTCTGCATCATCAGTTACATTTTCTTTTTGGGTTCGTAGTTCGTTAACAGGTACGTTTTCTGGATGCTTAAATAACGGCGTGACAAGCGCCAGCGGTAGAAGCTATCCATTTAATTACACAATTTCTTCCGCAAACACTTGGGAGCAAAAAACAATAACAATTGCAGGAGATACATCAGGAACTTGGGCTACAAACACATCTGCTGGTATGCAAGTTGTTTGGGACTTGGGAAGTGGCTCGGGTTATGCTGGAACTGCAAATGCATGGGCAACTTCTTTTTACCCAAAGGCAACATCAAGTTCAAATTTAATAGCTACATCAGGAGCAACTTTCTACATCACAGGTGTCCAGCTTGAGAAAGGCTCAACAGCAACGAGCTTTGATTACAGGCCTTATGGGACTGAGTTGGCTTTGTGTCAGAGGTACTATGAACTATATGATGGTGGTCTTTTATATTTAACAAAATTAAGAGAATCAGATAGAAATCGTAGAGGGAACTTCTTTTTTAAAGTTACTAAAAGAGCGGCGGCTACTGTAACTTTAATTACATCAAGTGCAGATGGCGGAGGAGCTATTGGTGTAACTGCTGGTATTTATGGAGGAACCTTTGAAAGTTTATCTACATCAGATGCTCAAGCGCCAAACGTCACAAAATTCAGTTCAGCAATAGAGTTGTAATCATGTATAAAAAAATAATCAACACGTTAACAAATCAAGAAGCTCAAGTGATAAAGCGTTTGGAAGATAACGCATTCATTCCATTTGACACCGCAAATACTGACTACCAAGCCTACCTTGCATGGCTTGCAGAGGGCAACACACCACTTCCCGCAGATGAATCATGAGCGAGTCCATTGAAAAGGAATTCGCCGTCCACCAGGCAATTTGCGAACAGCGGTATAAATCCATCGAAGACAAGCTGGAGAGTGGCAAGGGCAGGATGCAGAAGATTGAGATTCAGCTCTATATCGTCATTGCCGCCATCTTGTTTGGGCCTGGCGTTGCCGCCGACATCGTGAAGAAGCTGTTGGGGATGTAACGATGTGGACCCCATATCCATCCTTTTGGCAGCAAAGGCCTGTGTGTCTGCAATCCAACAAGGCACTGCTTTGTATAAACAATGCAAAGAGTCTTTCATGGAGGTCAAGTCCACTTATGAAGAAGCTGCTGGTGCTGTCAACGAGGTCAGATCATTTTGGTCAAAGCTATTTGGATCAAAGCCAAAAGCCAAGCAAGCTGTCCAGCAGACGCAAAAAAAGAGTGCTTATGTAGCTGTCGATGAGACTCAAGTGATGTCGGGGATCGTGGAGCAGTTGACCATTTTCTTTCGTTTGCAAGAGCAGTTAGCAGCACACATAAGAGAGGAAGAAGAGAAGTCAAAGAACGTCTACGACCCCAACGCCAACTTGATGGAGTCCGCTTTGAAGCGGATCATGGCGCAGGATCAGATGGCGGCTTTGGAAGTGGAGATAAGAGAGGCGATGGTGTACGGCGCTCCCAAAGAGATGGGCGCTCTTTATAGCCGAACATTCGAGACTAGGGACATCATAAAAGCTGAACAGGAGGGTGCTAGGCTTAAAGAGGAGGCGAAAGAGAGGGTTAAGCAATGGCAACGGCAGGAGGCAAAAAGAGACTTCCAAGCAAAGTCAGCGTACCTCGCAGCAACTTTGATCCTCCTCCTATACCTGTGGATGTGGTTTCTGTTCGTAGGCCAATTGGGGAAGAAATCGTGGGATGGATAGCAGCGGTTGTTCTTGTCGCATTGTTGTTGCCCATGCTTGGTATGCTCTATATCGACATCTTGGAGGCCAAGCACGACACCAAGGTGCAGCTTGAAAAAGTCGAACGATTAAGACGGCAAATTGAGGCTCAACAGCGAAAGGATAAAGACAAATGAACGTGTATGAGATTTGGATTCTGTCGGTCTTGCTGGTGGTGCTGACTGGCTGCGATGATCGCTACCGCTACCCATGCCAAGATCCACTCAATTGGTCTAATGCTGAATGCAAGCCGCCAATTTGTACAGCAGCAGGAACTTGTCCAGAGATGCTTGTTAAATCAGAGGAGAAAAAGTGATGCCTACCATCGGATACAAACCAAATAATCGCCTGACTGCTGACGAGATTGAAGTCAGAGTATGGGCATTCGTTATCGTGGTCTTGGTGACCATCCTGCTGGCCTCTATGGGTATGTTTCTTTACTCGGTCTCATTCGTGATGCAACCAATGAACGGCCAAATGGCGGCCATAGACCGCGTATATACCCAACAGATCAGCACCATCATGGTCTTCATCACTGGTGTGCTTGGCGGTGTCGCTGGACGCTCTGGTGTCAAGGCGATTGCCAATGCAAGCGCCAAGGCAGAGGCCAACGACAATGAGCCACCAGCACCATGAGTCTGTTTAACCCTTGGGTGATCCTCGGCATACTGATGGCGGTGCTGTCATCATTTGGTGGTGGCTACTTCAAGGGTGAGCATGACGAGTACACGCGCCAGCAAGTTGAGATTGCAGCGCTAAACGCCAAGGCGAGGGAGACTGAGCAGGCAATGGCGCAAGTGGCGCAGACTTATGGGCAGACATTACGAAAGGCGAACAATGTTGCAAAGGCTAAAGAAGACAAGTTGCGTGCTGATATTGCTACTGGCGAGCGCAGGCTGTTCATTCCTGTCAAAGACCCCGAGTGCGCCGTATCAGCCACCAGTGATGCCGCCACTGCCAGCGGAGATCACAGCGGAACAGCATCAGCCGAACTTGACCGAAAGACTGCTGACGATCTTGTCGCCATCGCAGCCGAGGGAGACACCGCCATCCGCAAGCTCAACGCCTGCATCCAAACCTACGAAACCATGAGGACCACAAAATGACACAGTTAAGCGCCAATTTCAGCCTGCATGAGATGTGCAAATCAGAGACTGCAATACGCATGGGCTTTGACAATACGCCTGATGCCGAGGCCACAGAGAATCTACGCACACTGTGCGAAAAGGTGCTTCAGCCTGTGCGTGAGCATTACGGCAAGGGCGTCAAGGTGAACTCTGCTTACCGCAGCCCTGAGTCCAATGCGGCGGTTGGCGGAAGCAAGACATCAGACCACTGCAAGGGTATGGCGGCTGACATTGAGATACCTGGCGTCCCCAACGCGGAGCTGGCGCAGTGGATCATGGATAACCTAGAGTACACCCAATTGATTTTGGAGTTTTACACATCAGGCATCCCCGACAGCGGATGGGTTCATGTC